ACGTGTTGTAATTCATGCTGCCTGATTTTTAAAACGGCAGATCATCGGCGTCGAGATCAGGCTTCGGGGCGGCCGGCGCGGACTCCTGGCGCGGCGCGGACGCGGCACCTTCGCTACGTTCCTTAAGAAACTGGAAGGTTTCGATCATAATCCGCGTGGTGGATCGCTTGTCTCCGGTCTTCTTGTCGTCCCACTCTTCCCGGGTTAGGCGCCCTTCAATCATCAACGGATTACCTTTCCTGACGTATTGAGCAAGCGTTTCAGCCTGCTTCCCGAACGCCTTGCACTCAGCAAAGTACACGTCTTCCTTCTCCTCACCAGCCTCGGTCTTCCAGCGGCGATTAACCGCCAAGCTCAGGTTACAAACAGCAGTCCCTTTTGGAAGGTACTTGAGTTCTACGTCTCGGGTGAGGTTGCCGATCAGGATGACTTTGTTGAATGATGCCATAAGGTTAGGAATAGGTTAGCGAATGTTCAGTATCCATCGTGCGACGCTTATCTGACAGACGTGTCAGCCACTTTGGTGTCTGTCGCTTGACAATACCAACCCCCTGCCCGCCTGCAATCTCAAATCCCGTTCTGCGAGCCATTTCGAGTGCGACCACGAAAGAGTCCCATAAATCAGGGGATCGGCCCATGCGTTCCTTGGTTTTGTGCTTGGGCTCCACGTCGATCAAACCAGTGCGGGAGATTCCCCATTCGCGCATAGACCCTTCTTCAGCAACTTCCCGAGGCAGTTTCCTCAGCTGCTTGGATTCGATCAGCAGGCGCGACGAATACCAAAGGGCCGTGACCATCTTGCCGTAGGCTTCCCGCTCAGTCTTCGGATCACCTTTCCGAACAGGGCGATCCGTCGGCCGGCCACCAAACTCGATCGGCACCACCTCGGGCGACCACAGGCGGGCGAACGCAGACATCAGCGTGCCGCGTCCGGTGGAATCGAATCCCACCTGATTAGGCGGGATGTTGCGCTGCTTGCAGTAGAGAAGCACGTACTCGGCAATCTGCTCCTCTGCCTGCTGCGCTTTGACGGCCGTCACAGGGATTACGATCGGGGCCTCAGCGAATGCTAGCACGATGCGTCCAGTGCTGTCCGGGCCGTACTGAAGGTCGATCATAACGCATCGGTCACCACCGATGCCTGAGTACGCCGCGTCGATCCCGATGATTCGTGTGATCTTGTCGGCGCCCTGCCACACGATTTCATCGAACGCTTGGTTCTGCTCGCACAGAGACATGGTTACCACGCGTCGGGTACCGCCGTCTCGGGGCAGCAAACCGAGGTTCATCATCGAGAACTGCAACGAGTCTCGGCCGTAGTAATCCAAGTCCGCCTGAATCTGCTCTGGCGTGATGATGCCTCGGTACGGATTGGTTCCTTTCGGAAACTTCGCGTTCGGCGTGTCGTACCCGCATAGCTGGACAGCAACCCCTCCTGGAGCCCGCGTTCTCCAGGTGCGTGTCTGCTCAAGGTATTCAATGCCTTCCCAGCCGCCCATCGTAGAGTGCGGCTCACAGACTACCCCAAGCGCGTCGTTGCGATCCTTGGGATTCCCCATCGCGATCAGCTTGAACTCTGGATTCTTGCGAAGGTTAGCGACTGAATCGAGGAATCCCCGGCTCATTAGAGACGCCTCGTCTGCGATCAGCATCACTCGGTCGTTCTTGAGTCCGACGTAGTTCGAGAGGCCAACGAACGTACCACCAACCTTGCACGCTACACCGATGATTCCATCGCGGAAATCCTGCGCCTCGGCGTCTTGGTCAGAACTGGTCAGGATAAACCGGCTCTCGATAACGCGCCCAGGAAGCCATTCCCGGCGGGCCTTGGCCTTGTTGTGCAGCTCCTTGATCGAGCCCCAGATTCGCAGCTGGAGGCCCTCACGCGTCGTTGACGACATGATGATCGAGGTGCCGGTGGGGTAGATGTAGAACGTGCAGAGCCCGAATGCTGCGGAGGTGTAGGTCTTGCCAGATGATCCTGGGCCCATGATTCCAACCTCTTGATTTTCCGCGAAAGTCTTGATTAGCAGGTCAGACCAGATGTGCCAATCGAAGTGAGGCCAAAGCGCCGTCATGGCTGCTTTGAAGTGATGATATTTCCCACATCCGTACTTGACGCCACCGGACATTATGTATCCGCCGCGACGAACCATTTCGGCTTCGATGAGAAAGCGGTCTTTAGTACGCCACGGTATAGACAGGTAATCTGCGCTTTCATTCATCTTGCGGGAATGCTGCTGCGGCCTTTCAATACGTTCAAGCGTCATGGTCGCAGAAAAAAATCGCATAGTAGATGGCCTCCTCACCGCTGAAGGTGGGGTGGATAGCGGTTTTTCGCCCTCACTCATTCAACCGAACCAGCTAGCATGGGCGGTGAACACGACGGTGCGCGGAGGATTCCCTAAAGCGCGACCTGGGATTTGGACCAAACTGCTGAAGTTTGCCGATCCAACCGTTCTCTACAACGGCGGCTACTACAACGCTGCGGTGGAATTAGCATTCAAGGAGGGGCTGTTCCAGGGGTGCGGAACATACGTTTCTGATAACGGAGACCCTTACATTTTTGCGTCGATCGGAGGCAAAGTCTTCCAGATCGACATTAACGACGGATTCAAGGTAAACGACCTTACCCCAATCGCCTCGCAGTTTTTCGTTTTTACCCGAAGTCGCACTTCCAATGTCGCGACCTACATAACTGGTGCGCCTCATGGGCTTTCTGCCGGCATGGTTGTCCGGTTACCAGAGGTTCCAGGAGCTACAGCTCCAGCTGGATTCTTTGGAGACTTTGTCGTTCAAACCGTTCCGACTTTAACGACTTTCACCACATTTTCTCCAGGAACCGATGCTGGGCCGTTCTTGGGGCCAGCCTTTTTCGGCTATCAGCTTGCCACTAACAACCCAAGCGCGGATCACGTTTACTTTCAGCAGGCAGAGGACTGGTTGATTATTCAGGATGTTCAAAATCAGCCTTACTTATACAACGGCTCTACTTTGAGGAGAGCAACAGGTGAGGAAGTTCCAGTTGGTGGACCGATGGCTTACGGAAAAGGACGCCTCTGGGTCGCAAATGGATCGGAATACTACGGTGGAGACTTGGTCTACGGCGATCCTGCTTACGGCCGGGACAGCGTGATTCGATTCACCGAGAACACATTCATCAATGAAGGCGGTGCCTTTGCGGTCTCAAACGGCCCGATCACGGGGCTGGCATTCGCGGCCAACCTGGACACGTCCCTTGGCGACGGAGACCTGCTGGTGTTTACCCCGACCGCCACTTACGCGTTTAACGCGCCTGTGGACCGGGATGTTTGGAAGGATCTCAATTATCCAATCCAACGATTTGCGCTCCTGAACTTCGGATCGTTCAACCACGAATCCATCGTGCCGGTAAACGGCGATCTATTCTTCCGCGCTCAGGACGGCATCCGATCGTTGATCTATGCCAGGCGCGACTTCTCTGAGTTTGGAAATACACCGATCAGCCGGCAGGTTACTCGTGCGATAGCTTACGACACGGAGTTTTACCTTAAAGCTGCTAGCTCCGTTAATTTCGACAACCGGCTGCTGATGACCATTCAGCCTCAGAAGGTCAACGGTAGAGGCACGGTTCACCGAGGGGTCGTAGTGCTGGACTTTGATCTGGTCTCCGGAATGGGCCGGAAGCTGCCGCCGGCATGGGAGGGCGTATGGACTGGAGTGGATGTACTCCAGATGCTCACCATCCGAATCCAGAAACAGGATCGTTGCTTCGTTTTTGGGTTGAATCAGGACAACATCGGGCTCTTTGAAATCACGAAGAACGGCCAGTTTGACTTCGATGGTTACGATGATGTACCGATCGAATGGACCATTGAGACCCGGTCAATCACGTTTGGTGAACCCACAAACAAGAAGCGCCTTGTCAGCGCCGAGCAATGGTACGACCAAGTGATGGGTGACATCGAAGCCAAGGTCTATTTCAAGGCTAACGAGGGCGAGTGCTGGCAACCGTGGGCCGAAATCAAGGACTGCGCGAAGTACCGCAACTGCGAACCAGGCGAGATTTCCTGCCCTCCTGCGGTGATCAACTGCCAGGAGGTCAAATACTACCAGCCTCCCGCAAGATCGCGCATTGCCCTACCCCAGCCTCCGGACAAGTGCGACGTGCAGACCGGGGGATTTACCCGCGATGGTTATGAGTTCCAGCTTCGATACGTCAACACCGGCCGCTTCCGCCTCAAGCGTGTGGCGATGGTTGCTCAACGCCTTCAGGAGGATATTTACGGCGATCTCAGCCGCGTCGCGTGTCCGCTACTCTCCGAA